ACCGGCATCTGGGGGTGGAGCCGTGCCGACCTCGTGCTGGAACTCGCCGGCCTAACCCGCCGCAACCCGGACTGCACCTTCCACATCGAGGAGTGCATCCCCGAAGACGCCTTCAACGCCTACTGACTTGCTATGGCTACCAACCCCAACGGGCGAGTCCTCTACGAGGGCCCGTCCCTGCTCGATGGCGCCCCCATCGTCGTCATCGCCACCGGCTTCGCCGAGCGCACCGCCAATGCCAAGACAGGCTCGATGATCCAAACCTGGATCCTCCGCGCCGACATCCCCCCGCACCACGCCTTCCGCGGCACCGAGGGCGGCTCGGTCTGCGGCGACTGCTCCCACCGCCTCAACGACACCTGCTACGTCTCCTGGTGGCAAGCCCCGCTCGCCGTCTGGAACTGCTGGCACCACGGCGCCGGCTACGCCCCGGCTTCGCCGGCTGACTTCGACGACGTGCTCCTCCGCATCGGCTCCGGTGGTGACCCATGCGCTGTGCCCGAGCACGTCTGGCTTCCACTGATCAGCCGCGTAGCGGCCCACACCGGGTACACCCACCAGTGGCGCAACCCCGTCGCTGCCTGGGCCCGGGGCGTGCTTCAAGCCAGCTGCGACGGCTTCGCCGACTACCTCGACGCCACCGCCCACGGCTGGTCGACCTTCCTCGTCACTCCCGCCGACGCCCCCGCCCCGGCCGGCACCGTCCACTGCGCCGCCTCTGCCGAGCGCGGCCACAAAACCACCTGTGCCGCCTGCACCCTCTGCGACGGCGCCACCGCCAACGTCGTGATCCACGCCCACGGCTCCCGCGCTTCCCGCGTGGCTTTGCGTAACTGATTCCTGAATGAGTTGACTCATGCCCCGATCCCATCCACGCTGTCAGCGTCGCCGTCCCCCCATGGCTCCCTGGCGCATCGCCGACTACGTCACCGGCTTCCTGCTCGGCCTGGCCCTCGCCGCCATGGCCATCGACCACGGAATGCAGCACCCCACCAACACCCTCCCCCCGACCCCTGCCATCTACCCCGGCCCATGACCTACTGCCCTGACCCCCGCTCCCTGGCTCCGCCAGACGGTCCGCCGTGGCCCGCGCCCCGTCCCGTCTGGCACTTCCTCTCCGACGACTGGGACCACGAGCACTGGATCGACGACCCCACCGAGGTCGACGATCACCTCGCCGCCTACGCCCTCCGCGGCGCCCCCTTCACCTTGCGCCAGCTCCTCATCGAGGACTGAGCGCCTCCATCCCTCTCATCCCTCACTGCTGTGACAACCACCATCACCCGGGCCCCCGCGCCCAGCGTCCGGCGCAAACGCGCCTACGTCCCGAGCGGCGACGTCGGCCGTCACCTCACCCGCGCCGCCGAACTCCAAGCCCAGATCGCCGAGCTCACGGCCCTCTACGACGCCGAGCGCGACTGGCTGCGCACCCACATGTCCGGCCAATCGCTGGCAACCCTCGAGCTCGGCCCCATCCGCTGCACCCTCAAATCCCGCAGCCGCTGGACCTACAGCCCCGAAACCCAGCGCGACATGCAGGCCATCGCCGTCACCCAGAAGTGGGAGCAGAAGCAAGGCATCGCCCAGAACGACCCCACCTACTACGTCGCCCTCACGCACAGCGAGTCATGACCGTCGTCCAGCTCTCCCCCACCCAGCTCCACCGCACGGTGGCCTCAATGGAGCGCCACGGCGGCGGCTTCTGCCGAGCCCTCGCCGGCGCCTGGTACCTCGCCGACCCCGGCAACAAGCGCCGCATCGAGGCCGCCTTCGCCCACGTCCTGGCCAACTACGCCCCCGGCTCCGGGTTCTACGAAACCGAGTACTGACCCATGGCCCACACAGCCCCCAGCTATCCCCTGCCGTCGATCCACCTCAACGGCACCGGCCGAGATCGCCTTTTCGCCGACTACCACGCCGCTTACAAGCTGCTCTGCGCGGCCGCCGATGCCTTCGCCGACATCGAGTTCAACGCCCGCGACTACTACGTCCAGGGCGACTACGCCTACAACGCGGCCCGCACCGAGCGCGACCGAGCCCGCGCCAACTTCGGCGCCCTGAAGCAATACCTGGAGGCCCACCTCCTGCACCTCTCCGTGGATTGATGACTGACCCCGCCTTCAACCTCGCGCAGCTTGCTACTCGCCCCAACTGGTACGACCACCTCCCCGCCGTCGAGGCCGCCATGGCCGAGGACGACCGCATTGATCGGATCCGCCGCGCCGCCGGCTGGACCACCGATGAAGGCGGTTGGTTCTCACCCGACGGTGTCCACGCCTCCGAGTGGGAGCTGGACGGCCTCCCCTTCCCCGAGGACGCCGACTACGCCGAATGGGCCTCGGCCTACTGGCACTACGAACAACTCGACAACGCTCCATGACTGACCTCTCTTACAGGCGGGACATCCCCCTGCAATTCCGCGCCAGCCAGCGCATCACGATCACGGTTCCGTACTCGGTGATTAGCCGCGTCAACGAGCTCGCCAGCGAGCAAGGCCGCTCCGTTTCCAACTGCGTGGCCTACTACCTGGAGCGCGCCTTGGACGAATTCGCTTAAGACCCGCCATCCTGTCCTGGATGGGTTGACCTCTCGCCCCATCCGCTCTACCTTCTCCTAGGTGGGCCGCACGCCCGTCCTCCCGAGGGGTGCGCCTCGGTCATCAACGCGCCCTCATCCACCCAGCGCTCGCCGCTGCTCTCTCACCCCATGCAATGACTTTCACCGCAAACCGCGTCACCACCGCCTACGCCGCCGACGGCAAGGGCCCCATGGTCTACGGCCGCTACCGAGACCGCGGCTACGCCGTCAACCCGCTGATCGGCCGCGTCGGCACGATGATCACCGAGAACGCCTCGGCCTCCGAAGCCTTCGCCATCGCCGGCCTCAACTGGTCAGCCGACAAGCGCCCCGCCTTCTTCATGGGCCCCGACGGCCCGATGCAATCCCCCGAGCACTGCTCCATCGTCCGCAGCGACACCAACCAGCTCCTCGGCATCCACGGCTCGGGCTACACCCCGGTCCAGAACTCCTCGCTGATCAACCTCCTCGACTACCTGCGCGAGGACATCGAGATCGAGAACGTTCTCTCAATCCGCGACGGCCGCAAAGTCTTCGCCACCGCCTCGATCCGCGTCGAGGACGAAGTCGTCCCCGGCGACCGCGTCCGCCGCTACCTCCACGCCTTCAACTCCTTCGACGGCTCCAGCTCCTTCGGGGTGTTCTTCTCCGACGTCCGCCTGGCCTGCGCCAATCAGCTCAGCTACCTCACCGGCAAAGCAGCGACGCGCGCCTCCAACGAAGGACACGGCCTGCGCATGAAGCACACAACCTCCGTCACCGGATTTGCAGAGCGGCTGCCGCATCTCATCGATCTCGAACGCCAGTCGTTCCGGCGCTCCATCGACGAGCTCCGCGACCTGGCCCACACCAAGCTCACAGCCGAGGTCGCCCGCCGCGTTCTCGAAGCCACCTACGCCGACAAGCTCGCCATCCCTATCAAGGACAAGGTCACCGGCGATAAACGAGACCGCGCGCTGAACGACCTCCCCGAGATCGGAATCATCCGCAGCCACTACACCGGTGACACGGGCCTGGGCATCCGCTCAATCCAGGGGATCCCTGGCACGGCCTACGGCCTGTTCAACGCCATCACCCAGTTCGAGACCCACGACGCCGGCCGTGCGAAGGACGAAACCGAGCGCGCCCGTGCCCGCCTCGAGTCCCTGTGGGGTGGTGACGCATCTCGACGAATTGCCCGAGCCCGAGAAGCCTGTCTGGCACTCGTATAAACCGTTAGTCGCGCTAGTTTCTACATCTAGCGCGCGATTTTGTGGGGTACTGTTTTTCAGTCCGTCGCCCTCTTTCGTCGACTTTCGGATGTCTTATGCAAGACGTGCATAACGCCCTGGTTTATGCACCGCTGCACTCTGCGGCAGCCTGCTGCACACCGTGCGTTTTGCCGCATTTCAACTTGCATTTGATGCATACTGCTCATCCCGCAGCGCTTGGGTCACCCCAAGCGAGCGGTTCTTTCTCCCCGAACATGACCTCAAACGCCGTAATCATCTCGAAGAACCCAGCAGTGATCGACTGGCTCCATGACAAGGGCATCAAGGCTCCTGTCCTCGAACACGTCGCCCCTCTCGACATTGCTCACAAGCACGTCTACGGGACCGTTCCCTACTGGCTTGCCGCCTTCGCCGATTGCGTCACTGAGGTCAACGTCCCCGGCCTTGATCGCCCCTCCCGCGAGCGTTTCCTCCGCGGCAACATCACCATCCAGGAGATGGATGCCGCCGGCGCCGAGCTCGTGACTTACCGAGTCCGCTCTATCTAGTCAGTCCGTCAATGCTGCCTACCCCCTGTGCCTCTCACTCCTTCACCCTTGACCTTGGGGGTGACGATCTCTGTCTGCTTTTTGATGCGCTCGACATCATCTTGGACAGTACAGATGAAGCCACGCAGCAATGGCTTTGCGAAACAGTGGAGTACTCCACATTTCGCCAACGTTCAGAACATCTGCGCTCACGGATCGCAGCTCACCTGAACTGAATCCATGAAAAAGGACCTGGGCTCTCACCCCCAGGTCCAATCATCCACACGGACAGCGCTGTGAACTTCTGCCCATGCACAACCATTCTCCCACGCCCAACCACTGGCGCCCAGCGCTCCCTTCTCCACGGGAGTGCCCCTCATACGCTGGTGTAGCCGGACCAGTCCGATGCAAATCCCCGACTCTCCGGAAGCCCTGTTCGAAGCGCTCGCGGACTCCTCCATCCGCGAGCTCTACCCCCGCTACGACGAGCTCGAACCCCGCAACCAGAAGCTGGTCCGCCTCCTCCACACCGAACTCACCAAGGGTGAGCTCTGTGATCGGACCTTCCAGCAGTTCGTCGGCTTCGTCCTCGTCCTCTGGCGCAGCTTCAACACCAGCGTCCTGCTGAACAACGCACAGCTGATCGACTCCGAGGACGAGATCGACACCGAATGGGTGGACGCAGCCACCCACCTGGCCCGCATGGACCAGTACCTGCTCAACCTCCTCGTCGCCCTCGAGCCGCTGCCCGGCCTCGACTCAGACGACGACAGGGATCCCACGACCCTTCGCTACCTGCTGAGGGGTAGGGGCTAACCAACCCCGACAGACTGGAAACAGCGTCCGCTTCTCCCGCCTGAGCCGGTAGAAGCCCGCCCTTTTTCCCAACCCGCCCCGCGCTGTTCCGGCAGCCGTTTCGAGATGGACATCTCCATGGCTGGTTTTGCTGCGTACGAACTCATGCAAGTCGAAACAGGGATCCCCCTCTACACCACCTGCGCCACGGAGCAAGAGATCCTCCGTGCCAACTCAAACCTGCGCGAGCGGGGCCTGAGCTTCCGCTTCATCCCTGCAGGCACCTTCCACATGCCCTCTCTCCATGACCCGACCTGACCCCCTCCGCCTCACCGAGACCTACAGCTTCGCCCTGGCCCCTGTCGTGGGCCCCTTCCTCGAAGCCCTCGGCAACCTCGCCCACAGCCTTGCCACCGCGTCCGACAATCTCCATATGGAGCGTGTCGCCCTGGAGAGCCCCGAGGACGAGTGACCACAACCCCAGACCACATCAACCCCCTCGATCTCGACGACGACGCCTTTCTCTCCAAAGCCGAGGCCATGTGCTCCACCAAGGCGGCCTTCACCACCCGCCCCGAAGCCATGGCCCTCGCCAAACGCCGCGGCTACACCGTGACCCCCTACCTCTGTCCCTGGTGCGGCCACTGGCATCACACCAGCTACGACCGAGCTCGCGCCAAAGCCTTCAACCGTCGGCTCAAGCGCCTCCTCCGCGACCCCGCGGAGTGCTGACAACCCCGCCCAACACCCTTATCGTTTGCCCCGCACCAACTCATTCATGAACGCGACAGCCACCCAACCCCACCGCTTCATGCCCGGCTGCAACCCCCTGGTCCAGCAAGCCCGTCAGGACCGCCTCGACGCGCTCTACGAGCAGGACGGGCGCCACGACCCCAGCCACCCGGCGCACCAGACCTACACCGGCCTCTGGATCGCCTACGGCAACGAGCCCTGCACGGACGAGGCACCGCTGCCATGACCCTCGCCCCCACCAGCAACTTCCTCGGCACGCAACCCGACCGCATCGAGCGCGACTTCTGGGCGTTCCACATCAGCAACCCCCGCGTTTACACGGAGCTCCGCGACCACGCGCTCCACCTGCGCAGCAAAGGCCGCAGCCATTACGGCATCAAGGCCCTGTTCGAGGTCGTCCGCTTCCACCGCGCCCTCCAAACGCATGACAAGTGCGCCGAGTGGAGGTTGAACAACAACTACACCGCGCTCTACGCCCGCATGCTCATGGCCAACGAGCCCGAGCTCCGCGACTTCTTCCGCATCCGAGTGCGCCGCGCCGCCTACACCCGAATGCGATGAGCCCCGACGACCTCACCGTCGACTACTACGTCGACTGCCACGGCCACGACTGCTACCGGATCTGCTTCCCCGAGGGCGGTCCCTGCTCAATCGTGAGCTCCGCCCACTTGATCGACGAGCGCAAGATCCAGCTGCTCCGCCAATACGCCGCAAACCACAAAGACCCATGCGCTGCCGCTCCTGCGGATCTCGAACCCGAGTCGTCTGCACCGAGCACGAACACGACGTAACCCATCGCTGGCTCCGCTGTCTGAAGTGCGAGGCGCTTACGCGCACCTGTGAGACCTACCTCCACCCAAAGCCAGGGCCAAAGCCCGGTACCCCCAAACCCGTCCCCGGTCCCATGGGTTCACGCAACGGTGCCTCGGTGCTCACAGAAGACGACGTCATCCGCCTCCGTCGTCAGGCCGCCTCAGGCATTCCTCAGAAAAACCTCGCCCGCGAGTACGGCATCGCCCCCGAGACCGTCTCCCGCATCGTCACCCGCAAAACCTGGACTCACGTCTGATGCTGAAGAACGACATCTGGATCCGCGTGCGCGCCGCCGGCGGCATGATCCAGCCCTTCGAGCCAAACCTCATCCGCGAAGCGCCCACCGGCAAGGTCCTCAGCTACGGCTGCAGCTCCTACGGCTACGACCTACGCCTCAGCCCCCGCGAGTTCCTGGTCTTCCGCCACGTCCCGGGAACCGTGATGGACCCCAAGGACTTCAACCCGGCGAACCTCGAATCCGTCGAGCTCCACACAGACGAGCGCGGCTCCTACTTCATCCTTCCGGGCCATAGCTACGGCCTCGGTGTCGCGCTGGAGCACCTGGACATCCCGCCGAACATCACCTGCCTGTTCATCGGCAAGTCGACCTACGCCCGCATGGGCGTGATCGCCAACACCACCCCCGGCGAGGCCGGCTGGCGCGGCCACCTCACCCTGGAGTTCAGCAACAGCTCCAGCGCCGACTGCCGCATCTACGCCGGCGAGGGCATTGTCCAAGCCCTGTTCCTTGAAGGCGACCCCTGCGCCGTCTCCTACGAAACCCGCTCAGGCAAGTACCAAGACCAGCCCGAGAGCGTCATCACCGCGCGGATTTGAGCTGATGATCGAGATCAACCCCAACCTGGACGCGCTCGTCGACACCTACATCCGAGCGACCCACGCCCCGTCGGAGCATGCCTCCCCTACGCACGCGGGGCTCGCGGCAGTTCTCGCCCACATCGCCAACGAAGCGCGCCACGCCATCGCGGCGAACCTCGACCGCTACGACCACCGCTCCCTGTACGAATTTGCCGCCGGCCTGGACTACGCCACCACGCCAAAACCCCCGAGCGCGTAGCCGTTTCCGCCCTGTCCTGAACTGGTTACGCTGTGCCCAGAAGCGGTAAAAACCCGTTCCCGTCAGTAACGATCCGGCCATGATTGCGCGCAATCCCAACTACGTCGACGGGCTCCGCGAGAACGAACGCCTCGCCGCCGACCTTCTGGCCCGCGGCAAGACCTGCCGAGAAGTCGCCCGCGCCCTGGGCATCGCCGAAAAGACCCTCTACAACTGGCGCAAGCGGCCCGCCGTCCAGCGCGCCATCTACAACATGCAGCAGGAGCTGATCGACAGCTCCCAGTCGCGCAACGTCGCCCTGATGCCCGAGGCCATCGCGACGTTGACGTCGATCATGAACGACGAAAACGCCCGCGCCAGCGACCGCATCGCCGCCTCCCGCGCCCTGCTCAACGGTGCCGCCGCCTACCAAGAGCGCAAGCTCCTCGAGCGCACGGTGTCCGACCTGGAGCATCAGATCTACGGCCTGCTCCAGATCCCAGCCGAGCCCGTACCCGAGACCGAGGGTGACGACCTGGACCTCCTGAAATCCGCTGATCCCGAGGACGAGTGACCGCCTCCCTCGCCCAGCTCCAACGCCGCGCCGACAAGCTCCGGCTCGAACTGGCCAAGCGCAAAGCCCGCTCCGCCAACTTCGACCCCGGCGTGCGCGTCACCAAGCTCCCCGGCGTCGAGGACTGGCCGTCGTTCGCACGACGCACCTGGATCCGCACCGGCGGCACCGTCGCCCCCTTCGACCCATACCCCTACCAAGTCGAGCTCGTGCGCTCGATCAACGAGCACCCGAACACGATCATCAACAAGTCCCGCCAGATGGGCGCCTCCGAGACGGTGTGCTCCTATCTGCTCTGCCGTGCCCTCACCGAGCGCGGCTTCGCCGCCGTGGTCTTCTCCAAGACCCAGCAGGACGCCTCCGAGCTCGGCCGCCGCGTCCGCGCCATGGCCAACAGCATCGAGGGCGAATCCATCCGCTACCTGACAGACAGCAACACCCAGATCGCCATCGAAGGCCGGGGCACCCTGTACTTCCTACCCGCGTCGCCCCGCGCAGCGCGGGGTATCCCCAGCTGCTCCGTCCTGTTCATGGACGAAGGCGCCTTCCTCGACGGCGCCGCCGAGATCTACCGGGGCGCCATGCCCACCTTGTCCATGGTGGGCGAGAACGCCAAGGTGATCGTCACCTCGACGCCCGACACCGAGCTCGACTGGTTCGGCCAGCTCTGGCACCAGGGCACGCCAGCCGACTGGTACGAGTACGTCCGGCGCCGGCGCATCGAGGAGCTCAACGCCCGCCTCGCCGAGGTCAAGGACTCCTGGAACCGCGTCGCGATCCACTACAGCCAGCATCCGCTCTACGGCCACGACCCGGACTGGGCGCGCAACACCCGCGAGTCGCGCCGGATGACCCAAGCCGCATGGGACTCCGAGTACGAGCTGGCGTTTGGCGCCACTGACACCCAGGTGTTCCCCTCGGATCTGGTGCGCCGCGCCGCCCGAGGCCACTGGCGCGAGTGCGGCTCCATCGGTCGCACCTACGTGATTGGCGTGGACCCCAACGCCGGCGGCAACGACTACTTCACAGCGGTCGTCCTGGACATCACCGAAAAGCCCTACGAGGTCGTGGGCATGTACCGCGAGAACGGTCGCAGCACCGAGTACAGCTTGAAGCACGTCAAAAGCCTCATCGAGGATTACCTTCCGGAGCGGGTAATCGTGGAGAAGCAGGCAATGGGCGCCGTAATCGCAGAGGCGCTGTCAAACATCCTGCCCAACTACGCTATCGAAACTTTTAACACCAGTCGCCCCAGCAAGATCGTGGCGACAGATCGGATCCTGTTCCTGATGGAGCACGACGAGCTGATCTTCCCCGAGGGCGTGATCAGCGACGAGCTCCGCGCCTTCCAGCAAAAGGAATCCGGCAACCGCGAAGCCGCCTCCGGCGCCCACGACGACACGGTGATGGCCCTAGCTTTCGCCTGCCACCTCATCCCAGAGGTGCCCAACACAGCCGGCTTCTTTGCCCACATCTGAGATGCCGAGCTACTACCGCAAGCGCCTCTCAGACCGCGACTTCTACCTGTCCCAGGCGCGCAGGCCGTTGCCCAGCGGCAAGTTCTCCCGCTTCCGCGGCGTCACCAAGGGCACGCCCACCCACCCCTACCGCGCTTGCCTGACTCACAAAGGCCAGCGCTACTACCTAGGCAACTACGCCACCGAGCTCGAAGCCGCCCGCGCCTACAACGAGGCGGCGCTGCGGATCATCGGGGACTTCGCGTTGATCAACGACCTAGGCAATGAGGGGTAAATCCAGTGGGGTCTGAGTCCACCACCAGATCCGCTGCTCCCGAGTGCTATCCCAGAACGCTTGGCTCCGGAACCAGCAAGTCCACTCCTCCGAGCCCTTGGCCCGGTTACAGCAGGCGCACGCCGCGACGAGATTCCGCTGCACCGTGGCACCGCCGCGCCGCCGAGCGCGGACGTGATCCAACGTCCCTGCCGGAGCGCCGCAATACGCGCACGCCCCGCCCCAGGAATCCAGGATCCCCTGACGAAATCTCAGCTTGGCCGTGCGCTTCGAGCAAAGGAGGGAGCCATCGATGTGATGGTCCAACATGCCGCACAAGGCTGCTGTCCCAGGCTACGAACCCCCGAGCGCGATACCCCATGCCCCAACACTTTGCACCAAAAAGCTGAGTTATCGGCAGAAATTCTAAATTATGTCGTCGCAACTCTAAGTTTTGGCCTCTGCACTCTAAGTTTTATCGTCCAAGAGTTGAATCTTCGCCAATTCGAAAAGGTTTAGATTTCCCTCCATAAAATTTGAACTGAACTCCCACGCTTTCACCGTCGTGGCCAACGCAGCTACTGAAGAGTTCCGGAACGACGGGGCACTCGTAAACATTCTCACTGGAATGGGAGTTCCTTCGAGAGACAAGACAGTTTCTACGGCAATAGGCGCAAAGGCTTTCCTTGGAGAAGCAGAACTTGAAGCTCTCTACAGCCACGGAATCCCCCGCCGCTACGTCGACGCCATTGGTGACGAGATCCTCCGGCACCGCCCAACGATCACCCTCGGCACTGACGACGAGGCCAACGCCAACGATCTGATCGCCGGGTTCGAAGAGTTCCTGAAGGCGACGCAGTTTCACCACGCCCTGGCCGAGGTCGTCAAGCTCCAGCGTCTCTACGGCGGCGCCGGCCTGGTCCTGCTGATCGACGACGGTCTTGACCCAGCCGAGCCTGTTGAGCCTGAGCGCATCCGCGCCATCCGCGGCTACGTGCCCCTGTCCCGTCACGAGCTGATCCCCGAGGACTTCTCGATCACCGACTACTCGAAGCCCTCGCACTACCGGATCACCACCAGCCAGCGCCTGACCCCCGACCAGCAGGGCTCCTACGTCAACGTCCGCATCCACAGCAGCCGCATCGCCCGCTTCGACGGCCTGTACCTGCCCTGGAACGTCCGGGTCCGCAACACCGGCTGGGGCCAATCCGTCCTCCAGCTGATCTGGGAGGCGTACAAGCGCTACGAGTCGGCGATGGCCGGCCTGGAGTCGATGACGACGGACGCCGACCTGTTCGTCCACAAGATCCCCGGTCTGTTCCAGCGCATCGCTTCCGGCAACGAGGGCGATCTGCGCAAGCGCCTCGAAGCCAACAGCCTCAGCCGCAGTGTCTACGGCGGCATGGTCGTCGACGTGGAAGAGGACCTGCAGTTCCTCAACCGCGCCCTGAGCAACATCGCCTCCGCCACGGACCCCTTCATCAAGGACCTCCAAGCCGCCACCGGCTGGCCGGCCTCGATCCTGATGGGCGACTCCCCCGGTGGCCTCGGCAAAGAGGGTCGCTTCGAGGAGCGGGTCTGGGCCTCCCTGGTCGAGCAGTGGCAGGAGGTCTACTGCCGCACCCCGATCACCGAAGTCTTCCAGTACATCCTCCTCTCCAAGGAAGGTCCGACCCGAGGCCGCGCCCCGCGTTCCTGGACGGTCCACTTCCCCAACGTCTTCACGCAGACCGAAGCCGAGGACGCCGCCCTGCGCCTGCAGATGGCCCAGGTCGACGCCCAGTACATCAACCTCGGTGTGCTGAACCCGCTGGAAGTGCGCGAAGCCCGCTTCGGCGGTACCGAATACACCCTGGAGACGACGCTCAACCCAGCGGTCACCGAGCAGCTGATCGCGACCACGGACGCCCAATTCCAGAGCCAAATGATGGGCTACGAGGCGCAGGCTCAGGCCGCTCTTGCCCCGCCCGAGCAGCCCGCTGCTGAACAGGAAGACCCCGAAGAACCCGAGGACGACGCCCCTCAACCCAGCCCAGCCGCCAAGACCGACGCCTTCGACCGCTACGAAGCCCAGGGCCTACGTATCCACGTAACGCACCGCAGCGGTGACATCCGCGCTGGTTACCTCGTCGGTCCCGACGGCCAGCGCACCGATGCCAGCAGTTCGGCCCCGCTGATGATCTTCGGGCCCAATCGCACCCGGGCTTACAAGCTCTACCGAGCCCGCTTCGCCTGCGACGGCGCCCTCGTCGACGGGCCCTACGCCACTGGCTTCGCTTCGATGCGTGCTGCTCGCAGCGCCGTGGCGACTTTCTTCCCTCGGCAGACTGTGGCAGGGCTCTCCCCTGTCCCCGAGGGCGAACTCGAAGCCCTTCGTGCCGGTTGGGAGGCGTACTGATGGACAGCCAAGAGCAATCCACCATCCGCACCGCGGCTTACCTGGCAGCGCAGCAGCGCAACGATGCCCGGGGTGCCCTCACCACCCGTACCGGGAAAACCCGTCGCGGCGTCCAATGCACCCCACCCAACAAGAAGTGCGGCAACCGCTGCATCCCGCCCAACTGGGACTGTCGCCTGGAGGGCAAAGGCACCAACTCTGAGCTCCAGGCCCACCGCACCGATCCCCTCGCCGGCATCGCCTCGATCCAACGCGGTGCCAAGGATCTGGCCCGTGGCGTGGTCACCCTCAACCCCTCCCGTGTCCAGCGAGGGCGCAACTCCCTGATCCGAGGCGCGGTCAAGCTCGCCCCTGGCGACAACCTCGAACAAAAGAAACAGCTCAAGCGCCAACTCACCGCCGCCAGCACTCCGGTGATGGCTGTCCTCGGTGTGACGCTGGTGGGCCTCGGCGCCCACGCCGGTCTGAAGCGGGGCTTCGCGTCCTACCGCAACGGTGTTGGCGCTCAGATTGATGGTGCTGCTGTGCGGGCGGTCGATTCCGTCCTTGACCGGATCCCCGGTGTTGCGGACGTCCGCGCATCACGCCGGGCCGCCGCAGCTGGCGCCGCTGCCGAGATCGCAACCGCCGTCAACCGCGGCTCCCGTATCCAAGCAACGCAGGCCGCTGCCGCCGGCAACCTCGGGCGCATCGGTCCCTTGAGCTTCCGTCCCAACGCCGCCGACTACGAGGCCAGCAACCTGCGCTCCAACCTGGACACGCTGCAAGCACGCGCCCGCTCTGGCTCCCTGACCTACGACACCTGGCGGCAGGAAGCCGTCCAAACCCTCTACGGCGCCAAGAGCCCGGGAACCCGCGCCGGCAGCCAACGAGGCAGCATCTTCTCCGAGCACGCTGCCAACGAATTCCTGGTCTCGCAGTTCGGCCTGCGGGGCACCGGCGCAGTCGGCAGCCAAGGTCAGTTCTCGATGGCAGCGCGCAACGCTCTCGTGGACACGCAGCTGGCCGAACGCCTTGGCAGCTGGGGCGAAACTCTGCGTCAAGACATGCGCCTACGCCGCTTCGTCGGCCCGGACGGCGGCATCCGCACCGAGGACGTCAACCGCTACATCCGCGAGGTCGGTGACAGCACCCTGAACTCACGCTTTGCGGGCCTCTCGGTCGGCCAGCGCAACCAAGCTCGGGTCGAAGCTACCCGCCTGATGCGCTCCGCCATCAACGGCACCAACATGACCGGTGAAGCGCGCAGCATCCGCCGCGGTCTCGTTGCCCAGTACGACACCTACTTCGAGGGCGTCGCGCAGGGAATGCGCCGCAATGCTGCTGCATCCGATTCACCCTTCGGTGACGGCCTTGCTGGTCTGGCCCGCTATGTCGGTCGGACCACCAACCAGCCCACTCAGATCCTGAGCCGCGACCACGCCGATCTGGTCCTGCGCAACCACTACCACACCCGTGTGATGCGCCTGAACAACGACTTCACCATCGGCGAGGGCACGGCCCGCCGCGTGGCGCAGCAGATCAGCCGCAGCACCGAGCTGCCGGATACCGATTCCGCCTTCCGCATCCTCAACGAGAACGGTTTCCCCCGCCTCAGCCGCCGCGCCCCCGCCACCGGCCGCGCTCCAGAGCGACTGCGCAACCTGACCGAACTGACCCGCGACATCCTCGGTCGCCCCGGCAATGAAGGCATGACCCGCGCCGCCGCCCAGCGCGAGGCCCGCCGCCTGATCGAGCGCAGACAACGTGGAGCTGATTGAGCGCTACAACCAGGCCCTGCGTACAGCCGAGGACGGCACGCTGCGCCTGCTCAACCGCGTCCTCGACACCAGCTTCAACAACCTCGTCCGCCACGCTCGCATCCACATGCGTTCCGGAGCCGCGGACCCCACGCAGCGCAACCTGGCCCTTCTCCAAGAGTTCCGGCAACTGGTCCCGGCCTACCGCCCCGACCGCGTCGACGCCTACGACCGGATCTTCCGCAACCTTGTCCAAACAGCGAGCCGCTACGGCCTGACCGTCGCCGACGAGCTCACCGGCCTGGTGCAAACCGGCCCCCGCGTCGACGCCACCATCCCCATCGAAGCCGCCTTCGCCTCCGCCGCCCAGGCCCGGGGCTTCCTACGCAAACACGGTGAGACCTTCGCCAGCAGCGCTGCCGAGATCGTCACCCAGGGCATCGTCGAAGGCCGCGCCACCGACGCCATCGTCCACGACATGCGCTCGCGCCTCGGCGTTGTGAAATCCCGTGCCGACGTCATCGTCCGCACCGAAAGCCTGCGGGCCTACAACGACGCCTCCAACACGTACTACGCCGCCCAGGGCATCGATCTGGTGATGTACTACGCCACAGCAGATGACCGCAGCTGCGCCTATTGCGCCCCGAGAGCGGGCCAGATCTATCGCCGCCCAGAGATCCGCGTCCCCCTGCACCCGCGCTGCCGCTGTTACCTCGCCCCGTGGACAAACGAGGTCGACAGTCTCGACCCGGACTACGCCTCCATGCAGAAATCACACCAGCGCGATGTAGCCCGTGCCCTGAAAGCAACGCGCATCGAGCCTGTTGCTCTGAACAAGGCCGCCGTCTTCGAGCAGATCGCGCCAGTTCCGCTCTAACGGCCCTCCATAGCCTGGCTTATACAGCCTGGGCGGACGCGCCCTGCTTGCCATGCCCGCTACCAAGAAGCGCCGTCCCCTCGAACTCGAGCCCGGCGAAGGAAAAGCCCACGAAATGGGCGAAACCCCTGAGGAAGAGACCCGCGAGGGTGCCGAACCCGACGATGCCCAGAAGGCCAAGCACAGCCGCAAACGGAGCGCCAAAAACGTCAAAAACACCAAAGCCCCCATGGACGGGGACTGCGGGTGCATGGGCAAGGGCCGTAAGGGCAAAGCCTCCTGCGACGGCAGCTGCGGCAGCTACGCCAAAAAGATGGACCGCAACGATGCCCTGAGCCCGCAGGAGTACCTCGCCGCCTGCGACCTGGGCATCCAGCACCGCTCCCGCGCCTACATCCGCGCTCGGCTGGACGCCGCCGAGCGCCTGGACCTCAAGTGCGGCAAGGGCAGCATCTCCGAGGGCGAGAAATGCACCAAGGGCACGGCACAGAAAGCCGGATCGCGTGTGCGTGCGGGTCTTGAGAACGCCGCTGTTATCGCAGGCACCGCAGGCACCCTGTACAACTACGCCCAAAGCGTCGCCAAGGGCATGTCCGGCGACCTCAAAGGAGCGGGCCGCGCACTCCAGGCACAAGGAGCTTTTGCAGCACTTGGAGCTGCCGGTATGGCCGCCAAGGGCAACCGCACCAACAACAAAGCCTTAAAGCAACAAGCCAAACGTTCCCTTGGCTCGGGAGCAGTCTCAGCCCTAGTCGGCTCCGCGCTCACCGGTGATCTGAACAAGGCCAACCTCTCCGGTGCCAAATCTGCAGCCTCAAATGCCGCTGCAGGGCTGCGCAACACATTTGGGCGCGCTGCTGCTGCCAAGAGCAACGTCACCTATCGCACAGCCAAATCACAGTTCGAGCGGATGTATAACCGCCCCGGCCGCCGCGACTCGGTCTACGCCGCCGGCTTCTCCCCCGAGCTCGACCAACTCGCCATCTGAGCCATGGCCCTGACCCCGGCCACCGTCCGCATCGACGCCTCCTCGGGCGTTGCCAAGCCCCGTGCCCAGAAGGACACCGAGGACGACAAGAAGTACACCAAGGTCGTCACCAACCCCGAGACCGGCCGCAAAAACAAGGTCCGCTACGGCGCCAAGGGCTACCGCATCGCCCCCGGCACCGACAAAGGTGACCGCTACTGCGCCCGCAGCTTCGGTGACATGAAATCCGAGGGGTACGACTGCTCCGGCGCTGAGAAGAACACCCCGCTCTGCTTGTCCCGGGCGAAGTGGAAGTGCTCCGGTAAGACCAGCCGCCGCGATGCCGATGGCCAAGCCTGCGGCCAGGGCCACATCGCCCGAGGCAAGACCTGCCACAAACGCGGCGCCTTCCCCACCGGTAAAGCCATCGCCGCTGGCCTGACCGCCGGTGCCGTTGCAGCCTTGACCTTCAAGGGCAGTCGCAAGGCGATCCTTGGTAGCCCCGCTGCACTTCGCCGCACAGCGCAACGCGCCGTCACCGAGGCCGTCCACAAAGCCACCGCCCCCGAACCCTCGATGCGCCTGACCCCCAAGGCGTTCAACGAGGCCAAGAAAGAGCTCAAGAACACCGGCATCCCCGGTGGCATCCGCCGGCACAACCTCACCCTCGAAGCGCTCCGCCGCAAACACGAGCCCGGCTATCGCAAGCCCCGCCGCGACAACTACATCAATACCTACGCCACGACCTACATCGATCCCGCCCGCCAGCGCCGCGACGCTGCGCTCATGCCGGGAAAGTCGCCCGCCTAGCGCTAACCGACGCCCCCGAGGGCGGAAACGGAAAGCCCTGCGGGCAGTCTCATATCCCTCGGAGTCATACGTGCAACAAACAACAGGTAGGCAGCAGTGCTAGACGCATCGCCGCCGGGTTAGTCGCCGGTGCAGTCGCGACTGGGATAACAGCGGCGATTGTCAGTTCTGTCAAAGCGCGCCCAGCCGCTCAAGCCCTGCATCGCTTGGCACCGGCTTCAGCGATTGATGAGCGTTTCGCTTTTGTGCCGGATCTATTTAAGCGGGATATCTCAAAACTGTCAGAAGCAACAAAAAGTGAACTTCTACAACAACACGAACACAGCCCTCTGCAAATTATTAGCGTCAATCCCACCAAAGACTATGTAATAGCTAAATTTGAAAACCATGGTGGTCGTTGGAGCAACGAGCACATCGGCCTAAGCACACTTAATGGTCGGGTTATCGAGACTCGGGTCGAGCAGGAGGGCCGATTCTCGGACCGCTGGCAGGTGCAGTTCACTATTGACCGGTCCCTGACGCGCCCTACCATACGAAAGTGGAATCAGCCACCTCCACCACAAGAATCCGTCTCTTCAACGCGCCTGATCCAGAAACGAATTACCTCCATGATGCTGGACCACGTACAGCACCTACCGCCCGAGGCCGCATTAGTCGCGTCCGCTGTTGAATCAGACGGGGGAGGCCGAGGCCGCACTGCTATTTACCGTCGTTATGGATTCAGACCTGACCCCGAATCCGCAATGGGTGAACTCGAAACACAAGTCTCAATCGGAGAGTTCATTAAACGGGCTACAGGCCGTTCCGACGCTTTAGAGGCCAGCCGGTGCCCGCGTCGCTCCAAAACACCGCTGGGCTGACCTCCACACAATGGGCTCAGTTCCCCGAGCGCGTGTGCAGGACATCGACGTGAAACCGGCCCCACTGCCCGAGCACGCCTACACCCGCATCTGGTTCTGGAACCTCGCCGGAGCCCAAACCCTGCTCTGCCCCGCCCACGAAGCCGCCAATATCCGCCAGCGCTTGCTCTCCGAGGGCGCCATCGTCTGGCACACCGAGGTCTACAACGCCTAGATCCCCTCGATCAACTTGTGGAGCGAAACGCCATAAAGCTCGCCTAAAACGAACAACTTTGTGAGTGAAATCTCAACCTCTCCCTTTTCCAACCTGCTGTATGCAGCCTGACTGACACAAAGTGCCTCTGCAACCTGCATCTGTGTCAGTCCAGCATGCACCCTTAAGCCTTTAATGCGACGACACATCGCCAACTGCCTGTGGATCGCCACAGAGATCTACTCGCTCACCGTTTAAGGCTACTCATTACACGCAGGACCCGTAATGTGGTGCCATGGAAACATCTGTTTCTCGCTACGACTTCGCGCCCATAACGGGAAGCGAAACCACCGAGGAGGGTTACCTCCGCGTCTGGTGTCGTGCAGCGCGCACGGGCACGCAGCTCTATCGGCGTGCAGATGGATCCCAAGTCCGGGAATATCGCCCCCCTGAGGAGGTGAGCAACCCTGACTCGCTCTCCACGTTCGGCATGAAACCCGCAACGTGGGGTCACCCGCCCGTTCTTCTCGACGCCGCAAACACCAAGCAGTACCAAATCGGCTACTCCGGTAGCCAAGTCCGGTACAACGACGGTTTCGTGGAGGTCGCCCTCGTCGTCACCGACGCGGACGCCATCGAGAGGATCAAGCGCAAAGACGCCACCGAGGTGTCTGCTGGCTACAAGGTCGATTTCGACCCCACCCCCGGTCTCACCCCCGAGGGCGAGGAGTACGCCGGCATCCAGCGCAACATCCGGGTGAACCACATCGCCATCGTCCCCCGCGGCCGGGCTGGCCCGGAGGTACGTCTCCTTCTGGATCGCATGGATGCGGCTGACGCCGTGGCCTTCGACTCAGATCTGGCCCGAATTTCCGGGTCGGCGCTCCAGCCCTGTACACATGAATCTCCCGTTATGGCCACCGTCAAACTTGACGGCCTGGAGATCGATCTGCCCGCAGAAGCAGCAACGGCGGTCCAGTCCTTCGCACGGGACATGGAGCGCCAACTCAAAGCTGTTACTGCCGAGCGCGACGAGCTGAACTCCAAGCTCGACTCGCTCCAGGGCGACCTCGACTCCATCGCCTACGAAAAAGAAGCCGCCGAAGGCCGGGCCGACGCTCTCGAAGAGCGCATGGCTGAGCTGGAGAGCGGCGCTCCCCGCATCGACACAGCCGAGCTCGACCAACTGGTCGCCGCTCGTCTTTCGACCCTGCAAAAGCTGGCCCCCGCCTTCGCCGAGGACTTCAAGTTCGACGGCATCGACGACGCCAGCCTCTACACCCAAGCCTTCGAGAACCTCACCGGCAACGCGCCGCGTGAGGACGCTGAACCCGCCTACATCCAAGGCGTGGTGGACGGCATCCTTGCCGCCCGCTCCGACGAGGACGGCGAAGAAGGCGAGGGTGAAGAGGCAGAAGCCGGCGAAGAAGCTCCCGAGGCTGAAGGCGAAGAGCCCGAAACCAAGGAAGACCGCGCCGACAGCACCGCTTCCCTCCGGGACGCCCTGAAAGGCGCCGGCCGTGGCACCGCCTCCCCGGTAGACACCTACCGCTCGCGGATGGCGGATGCCTGGAAGCGTCCCCTCACCGCCACCAAGTAAGGAGCACCTTCCATGGCCGTTACTTTCACCGCCACCACTGTCGCGAACCCCTCCGGGGCTCAAGGCAGCTATCCCCTCTCCCTGGTCAAGGGTCACGAGGGCATGCTGGCTGACCTGCAGGCTTACGTCTGCCGCAGCTACCGCAACCAATCCGGCGCCGCCCTCCCCTACGGCGTGCTGGTTGCCACCGACAACACCCCCACCAGCAACGATCCTCTGGCCGTCGAGATCGCGACCGGCACCACCCTGATCCAGGGCATGGCCGTTAGCTCTCAGGTCCTCGAGGGCGCCAGCCTCGGCTCCAGCTACACCCCGGTTCCCACCCCGGTGTACAGCGACGGCCGCTACGGCTACCCCGACAAAGAGACCGTGAACGTGGTCTCCAAAGGTGTTGTGTGGGTGTACTCCACCGCCGCCATCGCCCTCGGCGATGCCGTGCGTTTCTTCAAAGCTGACCACAGCGGCACCGTCGCCGGCGCCTTCCTGGGTCGCTTCACCAAAACCGCCGTTGCCACCAAGACTGTCGAGATCACCGCAGGTGCTCGCTGGCTGTCTGAAACCTCGGCTGCCGGCCTGGTCCTGCTGGAGATTGACATCCCCGGCATGACCTACTCCGCCGACGCTTGATCACGGAGCTTCCTGCCATGACCACTGAAATCCGTAACGACGAGGTCGGCGTTTTCCTCGCTCGCGAGCTGGAAACCATCCTGGCTCGCACCTTCGAGGTCGAGTACGCCGACATCAAGTACAGCCAGCTGATCCCCCTCTCCTCCGAGGTCGGGAACGGTGCTGACTCCTTCACCTATCGCGTCTTCGACAAGCAAGGCTCGATGAAGGTGATTGGTGACAAAGCCCAAGATCTGCCCCGCGCTGACGTGCTCCGCAAGGAAGTCACCCTGCCGGTTCGCAGTATCGGTGGCTCCTTCGCCTACACCATCCAGGAAACCCGTGCCGCCGCCATGGTGCCCGGCATGAACCTGGAGCAGCGCCGTGCCAACGCCGTGCGCCGCGCCTACGAGGAGAAGGTGCAAGAGATCGCCTACTTCGGCGACTCCGCCTCCGGCATGAAGGGCTTCTTCAACAACGATCAGGTCGACAAGACCGTGCCGAACAAGTGGTTCGATACGGCCACCACTGACGAAATGCTGGAGCTCCTGAACGAAGCGCCTACCCGCCTCGTGCAGAACTCCAACATGAAGGAGATGCCCAACACGATGCTGGTGCCCTACAACGTGTACCGCATCATCTCCACCACCCCCCGTTCGAGCACCTCGGACACCACGGTGATGGAGTTCTTCCTGCGCACCAACCCGATGATCAGCTCCATCGAGCCGATCAACGAGCTGGAAGCCAGCAAGTCCGGCGGCTCCCTCTCCAAGGACCGGATCGTGGTGTACGACCGCAGCCCCGACAAGCTGCAGCTGCACATCCCCCAGCCCCTGGAGTTCCTGCCTCCCCTCCGCCAAGCCCTCGAGTTCAGCGTGGCCGCCCACGCCCGAATCGGTGGTCTCGCGCTCTACTACCCCAAGAGCGCCATGGTGCTTGAAAAGGCGTAATCTTTTCGCCTTTTCCATCCCAGACAGAATGGGATGGCACATCATCTTCACCCAGTCATGATCATCGTTTACCGCCCCGAGCTCGAAAACCCTCCGATGGACAAGGAGTGTTCCATCGGCTTCTCGTTCGTTGGTGGCGGCGGTCTCTCCGATCACATCCAGGTCAACTCAGGTGTCACCCGTGACTTCCCCGAGAGCGTCTGGAACCAGATCAAGGAGTACGACGTGGTCAAAAACCTCCTCTCCCTCGGCGCCCTGCGCATCGAGACCGAGGAGCCGACGGAAACCAAAGCTGCTCCACGCGAAGCCAGCGACTCCATCGCCGACATGCCTATCACCCAGGCCATGAGCCTGGTTGAGGACAGCTTCGACCTGGAGCAGCTCCGTCGGTGGGACGCCAAAGAGTCCCGCATCCGGGTGAAGAACGCGATTGCCAAGCGCATCAGCGCCATCACTGAAGGCAACGGCTAATGGCTGTCCCCTCCGCCAACGCATTCCTCCTCCGCTTCCCCGAGTTCGGCGAGCAATCGCTCTCGGTGATCGAAGGCGCGTTGGCCGAGGCCGGTCGCACCACTCCTGCGACCACCTGGGGCACCCTCCACACCGAGGCCGTCAGCTACCTGGCCGCCCACCTCTTGGCATCACGCACCATCCAAATCGGCCTCCAAGTCGGCACTGCATCCGGCTCCCCCAGCGGGAGCCTGATCGAGTCGACCCTCTACGGCCAGGAGTACCAAAGGCTCCAAAACAGCCTTCCCCTCAGCGGTTTCGCCTGGTGAGCCATGGCCATCCCGGCATCCACCATCGCCAACTACGCCCCCTGGGGTAACGCCCAGCTGGCCTTCGAAGTTGGCACGGGGTTTGCCACGACGGATCCCGCCACCGGCAACGCCATCCAGACCACCGAGACCCTGGAGTACCTCGCCGCCTTCACCCTCCAAGCCCCCAGCTGGAGACCCGAAAGCGGAGTCGACTCCACCACCTACTCCTGCCGAGGCCGTCTGCTGAGCCCCGCGATCCTCGACCCTCGCATCACCAACGGCTCCCAAGCCGACTGCGTGATCAACGGCTACCGAGGGCGATTCGAGCTCATCTTCGACCTGGCGATGGACAGCGCCCACCGGCGTGACCTGCGCCAATCCATCGAAGGCACCTTCCGCGTTGTGGGGGGACCGACCTAATGGCCCGCCGCAATCCGGACCTCAGCCAAGCCCTCGAACTTGCCACCGCCCAAGCGGTCCGCGAGCTCGGCACCTGGCTCGACGCCCGCTTCACCGAGGAGATCTCCTCCGTGAAATGGGAATACCCCACCCCGCCCCAAGTGCGGGACATCGTGGACACCGGCCGTCTCCGCGCCAGCCAGACGCGCACCGTCAACTCTGACGGTTCCGTCACCTTCACCTGGCCGGTCGACTACGCCCAACAAGTCCACGAGGGCGGCGTATCCACCACCGGCATGCGCTTCCCGGGCCGCCCCTGGACCAAAGCCCCCCTTGAGGGAGCCGCCTCCAAGTTCGGCCAACTGCTGCGCTCTGCCTTGGAGAAGCAGCAATGACGATCTCGACCCACTGCCCCCCGGTTACTGCTCTTCGGAGCACCCTTGAGCGCCACATCCTCGATCTCTTCGAGGACGACGGCTCCACCCTCAAGGCGTACACCGCCTGGCCTGGGTACTACACGCTCCCCGATACCAGCCGCGTCCCTGCGGTCTACGTCGCCGGCGCCACGATGGTCCCCTCCAACTGGGCGATCACCGGCATCGAGTGCGTCATCGAGGACGTTCCCGAGATCACCAGCCCCGGCTCGATGAGCGGAGTCCTGTCCTTCGAGACCTGGACGGTCCGCTTCACGAACTACGGCACCAAGGAAGGCACCCGAATGCCGGTCTCGCTGCTGGACATCAGCCGCCGTCTGGCCCGCGCCTTCCCACGGGACCAAGTCACGTACATGGCCCGGACCGAGGTCACCTTCGAGGCCCTCACGGCCCGCATCCGCGGAGCCGTTCTGAACCCCCCGATCCCTTAAGGAGTCACCACAATGGCCGACTACGCCATCGGGCTGTCGTTCCACAAGGCTCACCGGACCATCGTCCGTGCCGTGGACCTGACACCCCCCTGCCGCTACTTCGCATCCCGCGACGCCGCCGGCATGATCACCCTGCCCACCCTCGACGCCGGCTCCAGCTACGTCGAACTGCAGGGCATCACCCAGACCAGCTTCCAGATCAACGACAACAACCAGGAGTTCCGTCTCCTCGGTGACGACGGTTGGATGGACAGCGTCATCACCGGTTCCTCCGTGCAGGCATCGGTGACCGCCTACTTCCTGAAGGACGCCGAAATCCCCGCCGGCCAAAACTGCCCCACCTTCCGCGGCAACTACGACGAGGGCTTCAACCTCATCCAAAAAGCCCGCTACAACAAGGACTTCGAGATCTACATCGAATTCCTGAAGGAACTGGGCCAGGCCAACGGCTCCTCCGGTAACTACATCTACGACTTCACCGGCTTCAACGCGGTGATCCAGAACTACCAGGAGTCCATGAACGCCGAAGGTCTCACCGAGATCACCTTCGACCTCATGTCCCGCGCCCGCCCCGTCTTCGGCCGCTACGACGGTGGCTCCACCCCGATCAGCTTCGGCGGCGTTCAGTCCAGCCTCTTGTTCACCGCACCCTCCAGCGGCACCCGCCGCTACGCCGTGGTCCCTGCCGACAACGCTTCGGCTGTGGTGGTGGGCAACGACCTGACCGTGACCTACACCTCCGACGGCACTGCCGCCCTGACCCAACTGGCCCTCGGCCAGACCGATGGCAGCGGCTTCCGCCTGGAAGTGGCCTCCACCGGTGCCAAGGTCGACGCTGCCGTCACCCTGGCCAGCAACGTGGTGACTATCAACCCGAGCGCGAACCTCTCGGCCGCCACCATCTACCGCCTGCGTGTCGCCGACGGCGCCATCACCCAGGCTGTGGACGCCAACGGCAACGCTTCTGCCTCTGGCATCAAGCGTCCGCTGCAGGGCTTCACCACCACCTTCCGCACCGCCTGATCCCGAGCGCGGTTCTTTACCTCCAGGCCCCGAACTCCGGGGCCTTTTTCATGCCGTCATGCACCACGATCTCCTGCTCAACCCGATCAACACGGTCTACGCAGTGAACTGCCGGGTAGAGGGCTCCACGCTCCACTGTGGTGCCCTGTACCTGGAGCCCCTGATCCCCTCACAGCATATACGCCTAGCGTATAACGACGCTAGTCTGGACGTAGAACTTCCGCTTGAGCTGCTCAACCTCCCGGACGCAACACGAGCCTGGGAAGTAGACCTCCCCCTTTCTGATGAGTAAGTACGCAAGCCTTCTTTTCGCACCAGACAAGTATCACGAGATCGGCCCCTTCCGTTTCCCGATCTACAACGATCTTGTGCCTGGCGAAGCAAAGGGTATCGAGGAAATCTCACGGAAGCAGTCCAAATCAACCT